GGGTGTTGACCGGCACGAGGCATGCTTCGCCCGTCTCGAACAACGTCATTGCGAAGTCGATCTTGAGTGCTTGTGCTGACTGGTCGATGTTGGCCGACACGGTCAAGCAGTTGTGAAGATCATCTCGAACGATCTCTTTCGCGACGTCATTCTCGTCCAACAGAGCGTGGATGAACTCGATCGACGAGAAGTCCACGGCCATGCGGTTGTAGATCGACTGAATGAACGACCGATCGCTGTAATACAGAGACATAGAACGGTTCATGCCTGGTCTCTGGGCGGCGAATCCGCCGGTATGGTTGACGTCTTCTGGGCCGTCCTTGAACAGGTTCCAGCTGTGTTTGAGCTGCCTGAGAACTCGTCCCATCTCTCACCTCCTCATTCGAATTGGTCGGGGTTGGCCTTGAATGCAACGTATGCGTCCATCCAGGCCGACACGTTGTCGATCTTCTCGTCATGACGACGCTTGACAAGCTTGCGATTGCCGTTTGAGTCCTCCCATGTGACCGCATGGCCCATGGTGTAGGTCAGGATTCGCTCGTCGAAACGGATCAAACCAGCGTTGGCCTGAGTCTTCATCTCGCCGAGTGGAACTGATTCGGTCCTAGCACCCTGAATCACCTTCGTAATGCCATATGGACCCCATTCACGCTCATAGTTCTCCATGAACGCCTTTGAGTTGTACGTATCGTACCCACAGGTGCGAATATCGTACTCATGAGCATGCCAGTGCTCCGACATGTCCGTGTAAACATCCAGCATGTCCAGAACAGAACCCTCAAAGATGATCAGGGTTCCTTCGGCTATGAACTCGTCATACTTGATCCTGCGAGAGGCTGGAAGCAGATCCAGAGTACGTCGAGTGATGTAGCTACGGGTCTTGATGCCGAATTCCTCATGACGCAGAGGAAATAGGAAAGTGAACGCACAGAAGTCGTCACCCCGCGACAGGTCAATACCCAGCGAACAAGGCATCTTGTCGAATCGATCGGGTATGAGTCGATCAAGAGTCGGCAGAGTCTCCTCGTATGAGAAGAAGAAAGTGAAGCCCTCCATCGGAAGGCCAAAGCGCTTCGCCATGATCTCATTGTGGACGTTCGGGAACTGTTCCGCCCGCTTCACATCCATCTCATAGGTCTCATAAGACACAGTCTTACCAATGTTCGGCTGTGCCTTAACCCACATTCTCGGATTCTTGACCTCGGAAGCATCATCCAGCTTGTAGTGCCAGATTGAGACGTTCGGCTGCTGCAGATCACCCTTCAGGATTGCCTGCAACTCCATCTTGATGTCATCGCCGACACCATTCCGGACCGTTCCCTCCGATGAGATCGCAACCAGGATCGGTTCCTCAAACTTCGACGCACCCTGCATGAGTGCAGTGATGACGTTCTCTCGAGTGTCACCCGAAAGCCATTCGTCCACCGAGTTGTACTTGGACCTGAGCCCCTGCACCTTGTCAATGGACATTGGGCGAATCTCGAGCACCGAGTTTGTAAGGAAGTTCTCGATCCCTCGCTTAGTCGAGGCCAACTGTTGACGGCCAGACCTCGCACCGGTTGTATTGTTGATCGATCCGAAGGTCAGGAACTTGAACAACGGACCCTTGGCAAGTGTGATAGCGGTCTTGATGGGTGCCAGTACCTCTTGGGCCTGGATCATTGTCGGGGCTACCGTGACTTGGTTCGTGGTTGCGCGGTCACAAGTCAAGAAGTACGCCTGCAAGAACGCGACGTACATTGACTTGGCCCCACCGCGAGCCACAATCAGGTATTGAGTGTCACGAAGCCGTTTCTTAACGACTTTCATGACGAACTGTCCTGCTTCTTCGTCCCAGCGTTCCCGCTCGACGAATATGAACCAACTCAGCAAGTCTTCCGCCCACAGCTTGAACGTATCGAGCATGTGGACGGGGTCCCCGTCTGTGAGGGTCATCTCCTCTTCGCAGAACTCGATGAATCCGTCGATAGCTTCCGGGTCGTAGTAGACATTCCGGTCTCTGACGAGAGCATCGATTCGCTGCATCTGAAGTGAGATTTCCTCACAGACGGGGATTTCGCCTGAAAGCACTTTCTGCTGAAAAGCAGCATAGTGCTTAGGAACCGCTGTGTTGCTGAGCATGGATCACCCGTAGTCGGCGACGACGTTCAGGCGGAAAGCCATCTCATTCAGCTGGTTCTCCATGGCAGTGAGAATGAATCCCATGTCGGGAGGGTTGTGAAGGAGCTTGGCCTTGAGAAAGACGTAGCTCTTGACGGCGTTGAGACGTGGGTCGGTGTAGAACTCTTCCCACTGATTGTCGACACCAGTGATCTGGTAGCCGATAGCGGGTCCGACTCCCAACTGCGTCAGGTCGCCGAACGCCGTGTTGATGTACACGAGGACGTCCGAGTCGAACGCAGTGTTTTCCTCTGGAATGCCAAGCATGTGCTTGACGTCTGTCAGGATGCTACTCACGTCAACCCTCCCTTCTACTTACTTGCGGTTTATGTACCGTTGACACTTAGTGAGTTGTTCTTGCAGAAGCTCTGCTCGAGCCTCGGCTCTAGTAACTCGTCTCTCTAGCTCGTCGATACGAGCTTCACGCTCTTCATCACGCTTCTCCCAGCCCGCAGCCTCAGCTTCTAGCGCGGTTTCCCGGGCACGAAGACGTTCGATCTCTGCTTGAGCATAAGTCAGTTGGTCTTTGACGAAGGTCTGCGCGATGGCAATGCCCTCCGCTGCGGCCTTGAAGTTACCGGCCTCCAACTGCTTCATGATCTCAGGCTGTTGAGCCTTAGCCGATTCCAGGTTTTGCTTGTCCTGACGACGATCAACGTAGAACGTCTTGTACAGATCACGAACGATGAGGACGGCCGCGCCGATGACTGAGACAACTACTGCGATCTTATCCCAATCCATCGTTCAGCCCTCCCACCTGCCTCATGAGCTCCCAGTAGTTCTCCACATCAATCGTGAGATCGGTGGCTCTGGAGTGACACGTCAACGCAAAGATGATCGTGACGAATGGAGCGAAGCCTGACTCACTGCCTACGACAATGATCAGCACGACGGCGTATAGATATGCAGCATACGCCGTAATTCGTAGGCCGCTGGCTTCAGTTCTCATCCACTTGATGACTTCTGGGTAATCGTGTTTGTGTGCCATCCCAACACCAATGACAATGGCGAAAGGAGTAGCCACCAGAACAGACGCCCAGACGACAACAACCCAAGCAGGAAGAGCAGCCTCCATGCTCCCGGCCTCGATGCCCGCGAACAATAGAGTGAGGCCGCCAAGAAGGCACAAGAAAGCTGTGAAAAGCTCAAAGTCCCTCTTACGAATCCACTCGGGTATCCACAGGTATACCTTACGCCGGATCTTAGAGACCCGGCCCGGAAGCTTGTAACGCTGCATGACTACTTCTGCAGTACGGCCTTGATCAGGGAGTTGATCCGATCGCGAGTCGCCTTGACGGCGTGCATGCGACCATCGGCGACAGCTCCGTTGAGCAGCCTCATCCGAAGAATCCGGCGCTTGTGGAACGTCTGCTTGAACTCCTTGACCCGAGTGTCCTTGCGGTCGTCGGGCAGGTTGTCGACAGCGTCCTCGATGCGCTTGACGTAGAGGGCGAGGTCCTTGCGTCCCGATTCGACGACCCGATCCAGGATCTTGACGTCCCAGTCAGGCCGAGACTCTCGGAAGTTCGAGATCCGCTCCTCACCGATCGGTCGAGAGACCTTCTTGGCCGGGATGTCGAGCTCGACTCCGTTGAGCCACGTGGCTCCGAAGACGAACCGGTCACCCCAGTGAGTGGCGAAGTAGTCTCCGCGGACTCGGACCAGCTGATCGGCGACGACATCGTTCGTCTCGAAGATGCAATCGTGCAGATCGTTGACGTCGGCGTCCTTGACTCGGCCGATCATAGTCACGATGTGACCTGCGGTGTTGGAGTCGTGCGGATCGTCGAAGTAGGCGATCATGCCACGGCGAAGATCAGCGACCCGATAGACGCGGTGCTCTCGAGGAGTTGCGTCCTGGGCCTGCTTTGCGGTGAGATACCGCGCGCCGATGTCGCGAGCGGTACGACAGATCTTGAGGCACATGCCGTGCGTGTCGAAACCGACTTGAGCGTCGGTCTGGTGGGTGCGGTACCACTGGAGAGTCTCTTTCCAGTTACGCATCCGGATCCTCCTGCTCCTCGGCCACGTCTCGATCGACGGGCATCTCCTGAGCCGGCGCCAAGTCGTCGCCAAGGGACTCTCCCTCGACAACGTCGTCCTGGCGACCATGCTCATTGGTCCTCTTCGTCGGGGAAACGTCGGAATCCGGCTTCCCTTCGTAGAGGTCCAAGTCTTCGGGGTCGAGCTCCTCGACCTCCGGGTCGTACTCTCGCATTGGCTACCTCCTAGGCAGTCATCTGGTACATCATGGCGGGGTGATCGGACATCTTCTTGCCAAGATTCCGCTCGTGAACCAGCTCACAGTTCTTGTACATGATCAGGTCGATGTGAACGCCGTCGACTTCAGCTCCACCGGGCTCAGCAACAAGCTTCTCGAGCTCGGCCTGCAGCATGTTAGCGTCCAGAAGCATGATCGTGGGTCTGAACCTCAGGGTTCTCTTCAGCCACTTGACCAGGGCATTGTTGGATTCGACCCTTGCCTCGTGACCAAATGGCGAATGAGCGACCCCGACCTTCCAGGTGCGACCGCGCCACTTGATCTTGACCCATCTGTACACCTTCGGGTCCTGGATCCAGCCATGCTTCGGTCCCTTCCAGAAGCGTTTCAGGCGAATGGCAAAACGACCCTTGATCCTGATCGATTTGTGGATCATCAATGCGACATCGCCCTGAGCAGGTTGATGGCCCTTGCCCAAAGGTCTGGGTTTGAGCTGAATCACCTCGTATCCCATGTGATCGAGCTGACCATATAGCTTCGAGGCCTCCATGAGGGCAAAGATCTCAGGACGATAGTCCCGGATCCAGCCGATGAGAGCGGACTTGACGTCCTTCACTGCACTACCGATGTAGACGTTCCAGGCGATAATCGACAAGAACGCTTGAATTCGGGCCATCAATCCTCCTTCCAGAGAAGATGGTCGCCAGGCCGTCTCTCGACGAACTCCAGGGGAAGTTGGCGTTCGTCACCGAAATGGATGGCGTTATGGGTCCTGTGTGAGACGGTTATGAGGTATTCTGGGTTGAAAAGACGGTCTTCGTCGTAGTTAACGAAGTCTTCGACCGTCAACGGGTTCATATGGTGCACATGTGGGTTTCGCATGATCGGATAGCCAGCATGACCCAGATCAAAGCCCTCATCTCGGACTAAGACCTCATCTCTAGCTCGTTTCCACATGTAGCTGCCATAAAAGGCCTGATTGAGGTGTCTGTCGAATCCGAAGGTCGATACACCCAGTTGACCGCCCAAAACCGCGTACCTGAAGCGAGCCAAGAACGTTGAGCGCTTCATAAGCTCGCTATAAGTCAACAGACGGTCAGTCATGCGGGTTGTACCTCCGCATTGCTTCAATCGCCTTCTGCATGATCTCCTCACGGAAGGTTTCGGACTCTGCCTTGGCCCTCTGAGCTCGGAGATACTCGGTCTGTGCTTGGATCCGTTCGAGATTCGCAATCTCGAGTGGACTGTTGAGTCGAAGGAGGGCAACCGACTCGGTCGGAGACGCCGTACCCTTTCGAACACGCTCTTCGAGGAGATCCTCAGCCAGCTGACCCAGCTGTTGCATCCTTCTCGTCCTGGTTCTCGCCGGTGGACGAGGCTTTGGTATCTCTTCTGGTGACCTTCCCGGTGAACTCGAAGACTTAGGCACGACTTTGCACCCCCTTTCGATGACCCATATCAGCTTTCGCCTAGGGTTAATAGCCCATTTGCACCTTCCCCCCGGGAAAATATAGAGG